TGTCGGCCCGTATGAACACGCGAGTGATCGCGATGCTGACTGCTGATTACGCAGTACGGCATCCGGTGTCGTTCGCGTTCAACAACGATGGCGTCTAATCCTGACGTTATCGGCTAAATGGGGTGGCCCCGTTATTCGGGGCCGCTCTTTCGAAGGAGCAGAAATGGCGAACGAAGTCGAAGTACCAGAAGAGCCGCCGGTTTACGTGCAGCCCCATCACCTCAAGACCATGAAAAAGGTAGAGGGCAAATGGATCAACACGGAAGATAAAAAGGCGCGAGTATCGAAAGAGGACCGAGAGGCACACCGCTACCGTATGGAAGCGCAAGGGCTGGACCCGGAAAAGTACCCACAGGCTGTGCCGAAGAAAAGCGCCGGCGCGAGTAAGTCGAGCGCATGACCGCGGGCAACGCCGAGTCGGAAAGCGACCTTTCCGGGTATTTCGACCCCGGAGATTTCGGCAGAAAGATCCTGCTGCTGTCAGTGAACCGCTCGGCGTGGGCCCTTTTCGACAATGAAGACGAAGAAGTGCAGCCGGAGGTCGGAGACAACCCGGTAATTGCACCGCGAACTCGAGTAACCATGATGACCTCGGATTTATCGGGCGTTGAACTCGGTGACCGAGTTGAGGTGAATGGCACAGAGTTCGAGATTACAACACGGCTCGATTCCGGCGATGGCCTGACCGTTTTGCGTCTTGTCGAGGTCTGACCGATGCATGTCCGGAACCAGATACGCGATGCCGTCGTCGCGTTGCTGACAGGGTTGCCGGAAACCGGCTCGCGAGTTTACAAGGCGCGCGTATACCCGCTGCATCAGGTGCAACTGCCGGGCCTGTTGGTCTTTACCAAAGAAGAGGATTCACAACGCCTGAATCAGAACGGCGACCTTGTGCGCGATTTGGTGATTCTGGTGCAGGCGTATGTTCGAGCCACAGCGGCGATGGACGATGACATTGACCAGATTGCCGTGGAGTGCGAGGAAGCCTTAGAATCGGACCCGACGCTTTCCGGGCTGGTAAAGAATTACGCGGGAATCGGAGCCACGCGCATTTCGACCGGAGTGCAGAACGAGATGCCATACGGCGTTGGCGAATTCGAGTTTTTGTACACATACGTAACGGGCAGAACGGATAGTCAGACAGCCCTTTAAGCTGGAGAAACAGGCATGACAACCTATGTGGGAAACGACGGTTACGTTGAGATCGCAGGAACCAACAATATCGGAGAGTTGAAAGCGTGGACGCTGAACCTTAGCCGAGAGTTAAAAGAGGACTCGGCGCAGGGAGACACGTTCAAGACGTACAAGCCCGGCAAGATGGAAATCTCCGGCACGATTTCGGTGCATTTCGATCCGGGCGATGCCAATGGGCAGGAAGCGTTACAGGACGCATTGCTGAATGGCACGTCGGTCGCGTTGAAACTGTACCCGGATGGTCAGAGCAGCGGGGACACGGAATACGACATTCCCACAGCGTTCATTACGCAGCTCACCGCGGAGTTGCCGGAAGACGAAATAATCCCGCGCGAATTTTCCTTTACGGGCCAGACGATAACTGTCGGGACCGTCGTGTAAGCAACAAACCAAGGGTGGTATATGGCGAACAAGGAGCAGGAGAGGGTAGTACCGGACAGACCGTCAGCGGAGCAGATTCTGGTCGGGAAGTGGAAGGCACGAAAGATCCACTCTGCCTCAAAGTATCTCGGCATCGATGTTTTCGCGGAGCCGATTTCGCTCGGTGACGAACGAAAGCTCGATGACTCGGCGAAGGACCGCATGGAAAGGCTGGCGCGAACGATCGTCGAAAAGCTGCAATACGAGGACGGAACGAAGGTATTTCGGCGCGATGAGTTACCGACCGTCTTAAACAAGATCCCGAATGGAATTGCCGCAGACATCGTGATCGAGATCGCCGGAGGCTCACAGGACGAATTGGGAAACTAAAACGGGACGCGGACCTATTTGCACGATACTGGCTTGCGTCCCGGCTGAGTGTGCCGATTCAGGCGATTGACGGTTATTCGAGGTCGGAGGCTTTCCGGCATCTCGCCTTCTTCGCGCTGATGGGCGAGAATTGGTACGAGGACTGGCAAAGGGTGAAAGATGGCGCGCAACCCCAAAGCGGAAATAATTCTTTCCGCGTCCGACAAGACACGAGGGGCTTTCACCAGTCTAAACAACCGCCTTTCGCGCCTTAGTTCGAGACTCACCACTGCGGGAGCGATAGCCGGTGGCGCGGTCGTCGCGGGATTCGCGGCGCTCACCGCATCGCAGTACAAAGCCATCGATTCGCTGGCCAAGACCAGCGACAAGCTCGGAGTCACCACAGAGAAGTTATCGGGGCTGCGGCTTGCGGCAGAACTGACCGGAGTCAGTAGCCGAAATCTCGATCTCGGATTGCAGCGACTGACGCGGAGGATCGCGGAGGTAGCAACGCTCGGGACCGGCGCCGCGAAACCGGCACTCGAAGCCCTGAACCTGTCGGCACAAGACCTTATCCGGTTATCACCGGACGAGCAGTTTCGGGAGATCTCGAAAGCCTTAGAGGGTGTCACCAACCAGAGCGAGAAAGTCGCTCTTGCCTTTAAGCTGTTCGACACTGAGGGCGTAGACCTTATCCGGACACTCGACCTCGGTGTGGACGGACTCGACGAGATCCAACAGAAGGCATTGGATTTTGGCATCGCTCTGAACCGCGTGGACGCGGCGAAGATCGAGATAGCCAATGACCGAATCACCGAAGCCAAAGAAGTCGCGAAAGGTGCGGCCAATGTGTTCGCGGTCGCGTTCGCTCCGGCCGTCACCGCTATAGCAACAGCGTTCATCGATTCTGCCGATGCATCTAAGGGGTTCAAAGACGAAGCCGGGTCTGCTGTAGAAACAGTGGTTCGATTGTTCGGCCTGTTGGCCGATGTGACGCAACAGGTATATCGCGGCTTGTTGGTCGTGAAGGGTGCGACCGCGCGTGTTACGGAAGCCACTGCCGATGGTGTTATCGCGTTACTGGATTTTCTCGGGCGCGATGTACCGCAGGGCTTGCTCGATGTGTCGAGGGCGGCCACCGATTCTCTGAACGAGTCGGTGAACTCCCTGCGCGCCTCGCTTGAGGCAGGCGATATTTCTGAACGGATCGACCGTATATACGCGGAGACGGAAGCAAACGTCAAAGCAAGGGCGGATCGAATCGCGGAAGCGAACGAACGTGCTGCCGGTTCGGCACCGACCGTCGATGCAGGAGCCGAAGAGCGCAGAGCCGCTGCAGAAAAAGAGGCAGAAGAAGAACAGGACCGCCAGCAGAAAGCATTGGCGAAGCTCGAAGAGTCGCTACGATCTGAATTGGAAGCCGAGCAAGCCGCGTATCAGGAACGGCTTGCGTTGGTCCGGAACAACCTTTCGGCAGAAGGGGAAGAGGCAACCCGGCGCGCGGAGTTGCTGGAGAAAATCGAGGCAGAGCATCAGGCGAGGCTGAAAGAGATTCGAGCCGGAACGCCGGAGGCCGAAAGAAAGGCCAAGACACAGGAAGCACTGGCACGGCTCGAAGAGTCCCTACTGACCGAGTATGAAGCCGAGAAATTGGCATACGAGCGCAAGCGTGCGCTGGTCGAAGAAAACATAGAGGCCGAAGGGGAGCAGGCGGAACGAAGAGCACGTTTGCTTGAGCGCATCGAGGCCGAGCATCAGGAAAACCTTGCAGAGATCGCGCGGCGCGGGGCGGAAGACCTTGCGAGTGCAGATCAGGATAAAGAACGAACACGATTGTCGATTGCCCTAAGTTACTCGAACCGACAGCTATCGGTCGGAAGGCAACAGGGCAAGAAAATGTTCGACCTTCAAAAGAAAGTGGCGCTGGCAGAGGGGCTTGTGGATTTCCACAAGAGCGTGATGTCAGCTTACCGGCACGGTTCGGATATTGGTGGCCCGTATGTCGGGGCCGCGTTTGCCGCAGTCGCGGCAGCGGCGCAGTTGGCCAACCTCAACCAGATCAGGAGCGCATCCTTTGGAGGTGGAGCGACGGCTGGCGGTGGCGGTAGTGGGGGCGCGGCCACAACCGTATCTAACGCGACAACGAACCTCGGCTTCCAGGAGGAACCGCAGCAGCGAAGGGACGAGGGCCGGGTGTTGCAGATCACGATCAACGGAAACCTGTATGGCGGTCAGGAGGGGCTGGTGCGGCTTGTCGATGAGATCGCGGACAGGATCAACAATGCGGATCAGGTGGTAATAGAGCCTCGATCCGCGAATGGCCAGCTTCTCACAGCGGCGGTGCGGTAATGGCATACGTTCAATACACGGCACAACGAAGCATCAAAGCGGGGCACTCGCAGGGGAACTCGTACAGCATTAACTTTCGTTGGGTGACGCACCAGAGGCAGCGAAGGGTGATTTCCAGCGAGAATGTAAGCCTCGGGGGGCAGGCCGAAACAATCGTGAGTCGAAGCGAAAACATTTTCGAGATCGTGACAGAGATACTTGCGGCCTCGGTAGTATCGGATTGGCGCGAGTTTATCGACAGTGTGGAAGGGGGCGAGGGGTTTGTTGTCGATCCGGATGGCACAAGCGGTTCACCTGTGTCGCCTGTTAATTGCGTGATGGTGAAAGGCTCGGGCAGCGAGGTTCGGGAAGCGGACGACACGTACCGCTACAGGTGGCTGTACCGTGAGACAGGATAACGCGGCCTTTTCAGAGGCGAATGCGCGGCGCACCAAAGACATTCGTTTTGTTATCGCTATCGATTGGGATGGCGGAACCACAGTAGACCGATTCACATCGCACGATGACATCTCGGGCGTTCCGGGCACGCCTATCGATGACGTAGTGCGCGGGGTGTCGGTGCTGTCCCAAAGAATACAGCCCGATAAGGCCGTAAACAGCATCGGCTCCCTGTCGTTCGAGTTGATCGACGCAGCGGAAGCGATAACCGACCTATTCCGCACCAGACTGTCGAACCTCGATGGACTCTACGGGCGAACATGCTCGGTTTATGTCGGATATAGCGACCTTTCGTTTTCGGACTTCGTGCTGTTTCAAACACAGGTGGTCGAAGAAGCCGAATACCAGGATGGCACTTACTCGGTGCAGTGTCGAGATCGGCAGAGAGAGACGCGCAGCGATATTCTGTCGCCTGTTACGACCACTCTGTTGCAGAGCATCACCGAGTCGAGCACAACCCTTTATCTGGCCGACACGACAGACCTTGAGGCGGTTACGCATACCGCGTCGTTTTCGGATGAAACAAGCGGGGCATGGCTTTATCTGAGGCTTTCGACCGGGGAGATCGTAAAAGTAGCCGCGGCTGACATCGGCAGTGGTCAGGTGGACAACGTGGAGCGTGGCGCGTTGAACACTATACCGATGGAGATCGAGGTAGACACCGGCCTTGGCGCGGATCGTCGGCCAAAGGTAGAGGAATACATCTACATCGAGTTGCCGGGGCCGCAAATGGCTCTTGCCTTGATGACGGGCGCGTATGGAGGCAACACGCTGCCTGCCCATTGGCATCTCGGTATCGATCCGAGTTACGTAGCGACGACCGATTTTTCGAGTCTTGGCGATGACCTGTGGGACGGCTCGACGGGTGGTCGGATTCTGCGATTCGAGGGGCTTAAGAAGATCTCGGGCAAGAGATTTATCGAGGGGGAGATTTACCAGCTTCTCGGACTGATACCGATAATTTACGCGGACGGCACAATCGGGGTGAAGCGGCAGAATGTCGTGCTGGCCAATGCCCCGTATCAGGCATTGCTTGATTCCCGAAACGTGACGCGAGTATCCGGCCTAAAGCACGACATGACCGCGATAATCAATCGGGTGTCGGTGCTGTGGAACTGGAACGGAGAGGACTACACACGCGAGACGTTTTTTGCCGATCAGGAAAGTGCGGCGATTCACCAGCCGCAACCCGTCCGCGAACTGAAGTTTAAGGGGCTGCATGGATCTCGGCATACCGTCGCGATAGTCACAGACCTGATTCACAACGTAGTGGACAGGTGGTCAGGGCCACCACTTCGTTGCAGCGTTGATGTGCATCACCTGTTTAATGTGATCGAGCCGGGTGACATTGTTCGCCTCCGGATCGACGAATTACGCGACTTCTCGAACACGAGTCAGTCGAGCGGGGGAATCGACCGATCGTTCGAGGTGCAACAGGTCACGGTCGATCACATTACCGGGCGAGTAACGCTGGAGTTATTCGGCAGTTCGAGGCTTTCCACCTTCGAAGCACCGACCGACGCGACATCGGTGCTGCCAACCGGATCTTATTCGCCGGGAGGGGCAACAGACATATCGACGTTGACCGGGTATCAGACCAGCCCGGCACGCCTGACCTCTGCGATAACGCTGACCGGCAATGCAGATATGGGCAATGCCGGGTCGATCTTTTATCACGATGGCGATTTGCAGATTGATGCAGACATCACCATTGAGGAAAACGTACAGCTTCGGATCGATGGCTACCTGACGATCAACCAGAGCGTAAGCGGGGTCGGCAATGGGCCGGTCGGTGAAGATTCGAGCACCTTCACCAATGACCTCACCGGCTGGAATAGCTATTACGCATCGCGAAACGCGGCGAACCCCGGATATTTCGGAACCACGCAGAATGATGGCGGCATCGATGTCGTGACCGCGATTACTTATCCGGCGAGATCGTTCGAAGCGCATGACGGTGGCTACGAAGAGATCACACAGGTGCCGCTGTTTAACATCGATGTGGATTCGAGTACTGGCGGTATCACCGGACTGCCGAGTGATCTGCGCGGTATCGCGGGGAGTGCGGGAGGATTCGGGAAAGAGGACTCGACCTACCAACGCGGCGGTGATGGCGGGAACGGTGGAGCCGGTCTGCTAATCATTTGTAAAGGACTCGGGTTTGGCGCGTCCGGTAACATCGACCTCGGGGGTGGCGACGGTTCAGCCGGTACTAAATTCGGCTCATACGACATTTGGAGTGGCGCGGGTGGCGGTGGAGCTCCGGGCGCGTTGCTGGTGCTTCTCGATGGCGCCGGGGTGTCGGTGCCGCAGATTCTCGGCAACTTTCAGGCGGTGCAGGGGAGCAACCCGAGATCCGGCACGCCGATGTCGGCACCGACGGTGGTCAACGATTACGTCACCGAGATTCAGGGCAATCAACCGGCGGGCACGCGGTCGTACTTCGATGGTCAGAGCGCGGAGGATTTCACGCAGTCGGCTTACCGGGTGCAGTATCTGGTCGAGGACGTAACGCCGGAGGAAGATGACCCATACGACCCGACGCAGCCACAGGTGGTCGAGTGGACGACCTACCATGACAACGGAATCCTGTCACCGCCGTCTACACCGACCGGAGATGGAACGACCGGGGGGTGGCAGAGAGATCCGTCGCTTTTGGCTGGAGTACCCAACTGGTTTTCAATCAAAAGCTCGATCTCGGTTACGAGTGGCGTTTGGGGCACTCCGGCGCTTATTGGCGGCGAGGGTGACATCAACGCGGCATCGATCATATTTAGGCAGGCCGATCCGCCAGCCTCGCCAGAAGAGGGCTGGATTTGGATCGATACCGACGACACTTTTGTGTATCGGTACAACGGTGCCACGTGGGACCCGGTTGCTGCGCTCGATGCACTGATCTTGACGAATGGCCCTGCGGAGTCGGGTGCCGATGTTACCGGCAACAATGCCGACGATATGGTGTTTCGACAGTCGTCGGCTCCGAGTTCACCAAACGTCGGGTGGGTGTGGATCGACACCGACGACCTGAATGTATATCGATACAACGGAACATCTTGGGATCTGCTTACATCGCTCGATGCGTTATTGCTGAATAACGCTCCTGCAGAATCGGGAGCCGATGTCACCGAGAACAACGCAGACCGAATTATCTTTTATCAGTCGAGCGCACCAACGTCGCCGCAGGATGGCTGGTTGTGGGTCGATACCGACAACGACAATGTGTTTCAGCGTCGGTCGGGCGTGTGGCAGTTTATTGGATCTGCCGATGCCCTGAATTTGACCAATGCTCCGGCAGAAGCCGGGGCGGACGTGACCTCGAACAACGCGGACACGATCATCTTTGCCCAGTCGGCCCCGCCGTCTGCACAAGAGGGATACATTTGGATCGACACGGACGACTCGCTTGTTTATCGGTACAACGGGGCGACGTGGGATGAGATAACCGCACTCGATGCGCTGTTGTTGACGAACGCGGCAGCAGAGGCCGGAGCCGATGTTACAGGGAACAACGCGAACGACATCATCTTCCGGCAGAGTAGTGCGCCCGGTTCGCCGCAGACAGGCTGGATCTGGGTCGATACCGATGACTCTTTGGTTTACCGATATAACGGCGCAACGTGGGATGAAATAAGCGCACTCGATGCACTTCTGCTTACCAACGCGCCGTCGGAAGCCGGAGCCGATGTAACCCAAAACAATGCAGACACGATTGTCTATTCGCAGTCGGCACCACCGGGCACCCCGCAACAGGGCTGGATATGGGTCGACACGGACGACAGTCTCGTTTATCGGCACAACGGTTCGGTGTGGGAGGAAATCACTGCACTTGATGCGCTGTTGCTCACCAATGCAGCGGCGGAAGCCGGAGCCGATGTTACGGGGAACAATGCGGACGATGTAATTTTCGCTCAAGGCACGGCACCTGTAAGCCCACAGACCGGGTGGGTGTGGGTCGATACAGATGACTCACAGGTATACCGATACAACGGTGTCTCGTGGGATGCCATCACCGCGCTTGATGCTTTATTGCTGACCAATGCTCCAGCCGAGGCCGGTGCCGATGTCACCGCAAGTAACGCGGATACGATCATCTTTTATCAGTCGGGCCAGCCGGGGTCGGCACAGACCGGGTGGCTTTGGGTCGATACCGATAACGATAACGTCTATCGGTACAACGGTGCGTCGTGGGATTTCATTGGCTCCGGGGATGCGCTCAACCTCACGAATGGCCCGAGTGAGTCGGGAGCCGACGTTACCTCGAACAACGCACAGAACATCATCTTTCGGCAGAGCACTGAACCGGGGTCTGCACAGATCGGCTGGATTTGGGTCGATACCGATGACAGTTTGGTGTACCGCTATAACGGCGCGACGTGGGACGAGATAACCGCGCTTGATGCATTGCTGTTGACGAACGCACCAGCCGAAGCGGGAGCCGATGTCACCGCGAGTAATTCGCAGGACATCATCTTTCGACAGAGCACAGCGCCGGTCGGTGCATACGAGGGCTGGATTTGGGTCGATACCGATGACAGTCGCGTATATCGGTTCAATGGGTCGACGTGGGATCAGATCACAGCGTTAGATGCTCTCGAACTGACAAATGCACCAGCGGAAGCTGGAGCCGATCAGACTGCGAATCAGGCGAGCACGATCATCTATCGGCAGGCGAGCGCGCCATCGTCACCGCAGACAGGTTGGATTTGGGTCGATACCGACGACTCGCTGGTGTATCGATACAACGGCAGCACATGGGATGAGATCAGCGCGCTCGATGCATTGCTGTTGACGAATGGTCCCGCCGAAGCCGATGCCGACGTGACGGGCGCGCATCCGAGCGAGTCATTCAACGAAGAACTGGTTTTAGATCGGGACATGGAACTGACCGGGCTGGATTACTGGCACGGCGCCGGGTCGCTTACGAAATCCGCGACGAACCCCGCTTTCGGTTCGCAATCGCTACAGGTGACCAATGTGGTCAGCGGCGGAAACGCCGACGTTTACCAGGCAAAAAAGGGAACAAGCAGCGATCAGCTAATCGCGGTCGAGCCCGGCCAACGGCTGTTTTTTTCGGGGTGGGTCTATACGACGGCAGGCGCGAGCTATGCCGATATTGGTGTTCGGACGTTTGATGCGAGCGAGTCACCGATCACATGGCTGGTGGCCTGCACTAATTCGCTGACCAGCACGTGGCAATACATTTCCGGCGAGCTGGTGATTCCAAGCGGCACGTATTTTGTCGTGCTTTGGCTGCGCGGCAGAGTCGGTGCAGCCGGGACCACACGGTGGGACCGTGTGTCGATGCGAAAAACATCGGTCGGCGCAGACGTAACCGGCGACCAGATCACAGGCTTCCAATCGCTGTTGCCGAATTGGAATTTTGAAGTCAGCGATGGGGCCGGACGACCGGCAGCGATTTGGCCGGCGGAGGGCATTAACGATCTAAGCCAGATCGCTTATGGCGATATTGGAATCGAGATCAGCACGTCGCCGGATGCGTCGGTGGCTTACGGATTCCCGGCGATCCCTATCGACGATAACAAGCAATACATTGTGACGGTGCGGCACCGTTCGAGTGGGGCGGACGCCGACGGTTTGTATCTGCGGTTTAACGAAATCGGCGGCTATCTTGTGACCGGCAAAACGCACATTGGAAATGGCGTTTCATGGCCGACGACACAGGACCGCGATTCGTTCAAGGATCTGGTCGCAAACGGTCCTATGCCGGGAACGACGACGACCGAAGATTCTTATACATACACACCGACACCGGGCACTCGGTATGCCAGCTTGTGCTTTTATAACTGGGATGGTTCGGCGGTTGATTATTACGTTGAGCGCGTCAACATGGTGCCGCGTTTTAATGCGGCGGCGTCGATTTTTTATCAAAGTGCCGCGCCGAGTTCGCCGCGAGCAGGCTGGCTGTGGATCGATACGGACGACTCTGTTGTTTACCGATACAACGGATCGACGTGGAGCCAGATAGGCGCGAACGATCTGGCCGAGATCGGTGGGCTGTTGGTCGCCAACCAACTCGCGAGCCAGATGGTGTTTACGCAGGACTTGGTGATAAGTACAGGCGGACACCTGAGATCGGGGCAAAGCGCCTACAACACGGGTGTTGGCTATTTCCTCGAATACAACGGGGGATTCCCGCGTCTATCGATGCGCGCGGCCAGTGGTCAGGAGTTACAGCTTGATTCGGCTAACGACGTTCTCGATATTTCGCAACTCGATGCCGGATCGTTCAGTGCGAACATTTATGGCGTAAACAGTTCGCCGGTTTCGCGTACTGTGTATTACCGACGCGAGGGCAGGCTTGTCACGTTGTACGTGACGAGTGCTGTGCATCTGCAAAGCAACTCCGGGCTGTTTTATCTGACCGGGATACCGTCGGAGCTAATTCCGACAACGGCGCAGACTGAGGTCGGTGGCACCTACGAGAACAACAATTATTCGTTCAACATTGCCTCGGCGCGGGTCAGCGGCAACCGAATAGATTTTTATCGGCACTATGCGTCAGCGAACGAGTTGCAGGATGTGCTCTGGACCGGGGGCAGCAACTACAAAGGATTCACCAGTAACTGGACGTTTCGATATTTTCTCGATTGAGGGGCATGCATGAAGTTTGCGATATACAGAAGCACCGGGGCGATCATTGCCGCTATCGACGCGGACGTGTTGTCGGAGGCCGAATTGCCAACACTGGCTGATGGGGGATACCTGACGATTGACGACCCGACTTATACCTCCCTGTCGGACGGCATGTTTGATTCTTACGGAATCCCGCTTTACCGAAACAACGCCGGCACGGTCGATAACCGAGTGCCACAATCGCGCTGGTGGATTGTGGTCGATCAAGGCGATAACGTCGTCGGCGGCGTGTGGTCATACAGAGGTCGCACACCAAAGACACCGGCCAATCTACGGCTGGTCGAAGTCGATCAGGCGACACACGATATGGTCGAGTCGGGGCAGTATTTTGAAGACAGCACGATCCCGCGCTGGTCGGTCGATGGCAACGACAATCTGGTCGAGAATGTCGATACGCGATTCGTGCTCGAGGTCGCGGCGAGTGCCACCGACATTGCGAGTGGAAGCCCGGTAGACCTGACTCTGACCTTGAAGGACTCCGGCGATCAGGTAGTGAACTATTCGGGCACGCGACAGATCTCGCTGCAACATGATGGCGCAATGAAGCAGGCACGCGTCACGTTCAACGCGGGTGTTGCCCAGGTGCTCGGGCGCGTGTTGGCCGAGGGCCTGTGGTCGGTCATAAGCATAGAGCCGGACCAATACCGGGTATCCGGAGACACGGTGCTTCGCGTTAGCGAAGCGTGGTAAATTCGTTTTTTATTTGGAGGCAGAACAAATGGAATGTGCAATAGATGGTTGCACCAACGATGCGACGATGACACCGCGCGTGAAGCTCGGGCCGAAATCTTGGTCTGCGTTTATCGACAGATCGGTGTGCGGTGGGCATACGAAAGAAGTCGCGGACCTGTTTGCTCAGGAAAAAGCCGACGCCGAAGCAGCCGACAGCGAGTTGTGCATACAGATGATTACGTTGCAAGTGGCGCTACGTCAGGCCGGGTGATCGGGTAATGGGGATCACAGGCAACAGCAAGGGTGTCCGTGCAGCCATTGTGGTTCTCGTTTTGTTGTTTATCGCGGCAGGGGCATGGTGTTCGAAGGCGGAGGCGCGCGACCGAACAACCGTAAGTTATGGGAACCTCGCCTTTGGTGGAGACTTTTGCACGGATTCGCTTGTGATCGGTCGAGAGTTCGGCGCGGAGAAATGGCTTGCCGGATTGGTCACGCATGGCACCGGGAATTGTCGCGGCGAATTCACCTCGGCAAATATCGGTGGATTTGTGCTCCACCAGTTACATTTTGGCGACAGGTTTAGTATCGGATTCGGGGCTGGCATATTCGAGCATGGCGATATCGGTATCGGGAAAGAAAGCATCTTGCTCGATACCACGGAACCGAGAAAGTCGGAACAGATGCAGTTCGCGGCGGTGATCTCGGTACGCGCGTACGCGCTCAATCGGAAACTGGTGATCGATATGCCCTTGCATTTTTCATCCGGGAAGGCGACCCGGTTCAATCCCGGAAAAAACCTGATTGCGGTCGGATACCGCTTTTGAATGATGGACCCCAGCTTTTGGAAGTGGCTGGCGGGTCTGGCGGCTACCGCGTGGGCGGCGATCATCTCCTGGAATTGGAGACGAGTTGTGGCCACATTAGACCGAGTACAGAAAGAGAAAGCCAACAAGGAATCGACTGACGCTCGGTTTGCCGAGTTGAGGGGCGACATATCCGTATTGCTGGCGAAGGTCGAAGCTCACGACCTGAGAGATCGCGCGGCACACGAAGAGTTGCAAAGCGAGATCGCTAAGACCAATATCACCCTTGCTCGGATCGAGGGGAAACTGGACGGTTGAATCTTCCACAGGGAAAAACCATGCTGATTACTGTTGCCGGGATCATCACCGCGGCCTATGGTGTGATCACAGAGGGGCCGACCGTGTGGCAGAGCGTAGGGTGGACATCACCGGCGCACCACGCGACCGACATTGCCGGAGCTTATGCGAGAGCCGATGAGATCGAGCAGGCATTGGCGGGGGAGATCAAGGGCGTATCCGATTACTTGCGCTGTCGGGACTTTCGAGAAGAGCTCACCGAGCTTCTGAAACAGCAGAGAGCCGGTGACACGTCGGTTGAGACATCAGAACGAATTGCCACATTGCGCCGACTCATGGAACAGAAGTACGAGTGCGATCGATTCGACGAATGAGAGTGTTTCACGTGGAACATGCATGAACAGAATTGAAACAAGCACTTACGAGTTGGCGCAGCGATATGTCGGCACAAAAGAGGTCGCGGGAACAGTCAACAATCCGCTGATTATGGCGATGCTTCGGCTTGATGCCGGATGGCCGGAGGCGGACGAAGTGCCCTGGTGTAGCGCGTTCGCGAATTGGATCGCATGGAACCTACGGGTGTGTCGGTCGAAGAGCTTACGAGCGAGGTCGTGGCTTCTCGTCGGTGAGTGCGTGGATTTGCAGCCCGACGTTGGCATGGACGTAGTGATTTTGCAGAGAGGTGGGGGCGACCAGCCGGGGGCCGATGTAATTGAGGCTCCAGGGCACGTGGGTTTTTTCGGTGGGTTTAACGATCATTCTGTGATGGTGCTCGGGGGGAATCAGGGCGATACCGTTTCGCTGCGACCGTTCCCTATCGAGCGAGTTTTGGGATTCAGACGATTAGGGAGATAGACCATGCTGGAAACACTCTTAACCGTGGTCATACCGGGCGCTGTGTCGTGGCTTGTGGCCATGTTTCGGCAACACGTCACGCCGTTGATACCGAATCACATGATGCCGTTCGCGATGGCATTTGGCGGAGCACTGATTACGTCACTCGCGGCGATATTCAACATCGACATACCGAATCTCGATCTGATTAGCAGCGACAAGATCGTTGCAGGATTTCAGGGGCTGGTGGGTGGCCTGTCGTCGGTCGGTCTGCATCAGCTCTACACGAAGCTGACAGGTCCGGACGAATCTTAGATTCAACCAACCACAGGGAAGTCACATGAAAGACCTGATGATTTTTGCCTTCTTGTATTGCCTGTGCATTGGCGCGGCGCACGCGGGAACGAAACATTACGGAGATCTCGACGATGACGATGTTGTGATCGTTCAGGGACCAGCCGGCGAACCGGGTCCACCGGGACCACAGGGAGAGGCAGGGCCACCCGGAGAAACAGGCCCACAGGGGCCACCGGGCCTCGATGGTGCTCCCGGCCCACAGGGTCCGAAGGGTGATACAGGGGCACAGGGGCCAGAAGGCCCACAGGGGCCACAGGGGCCGCAGGGAGAGCCGGGAACCGACGGAGCCATCGGGCCACAAGGCCCACAGGGAGAAGTCGGCCCACAGGGAGCCACAGGACCGCAGGGAGAGCGTGGACCGCAGGGCATGCTCGATTTGCAGCAGTTCGACGAGATGCGCGATTACATGAGCGCAGTGAACGCTTTACAGGTTCACATGCCGAGTGCGCCCGGTAAGAGTCGAGTTACCGTTGGGACGGGCAACGCATATCGACGTACCGCTGTTGCGATTGGTTACAGTCGCATGTTCGACAATCCGGAGAAACCCATACTGACGCTCGGTGTGTCGAAGTCCGGCAGCGAGAAAGTCTGGCAGGCCGGTTTATCGTTCGAGTTCTGACGTGGGCTTTTTTCGCAACCTTGTCGGGGCGGGACCAGAAGTGGCCGATGTGGTCGGCGCAGCCGGAAAAGCACTTGACGGCTTGTTCACCTCGAAGGACGAAAAACTTTCACATCAGGAAATTCTCGAACGAATACAGCAGAACCCGCAGAAGTGGCAGACGCAGATCAACCTTGCGGAAGCCACCCATCGCAGTGTTTTCGTTGCCGGGTGGCGACCTTTTATCGGTTGGGTTTGTGGGGTCGCGTTGGCTTACCACTTCATTGCGAGAGATCTGCTGGAATGGGCCTTTGCCGTGTGGTCTGCCGACGTGACGCCGCCACCAAAGCTCGACATCGGAGATCTGCTTACCCTGTTGGGTGGCCTCTTGGGACTCGGTGCGCTACGCACGTCCGAGAAGAAATCCGGAGTCGCAAAGTGACGCGCAAAAACTGATTTACATTTCCCCTGTCTGGAGGGTGTGAGCAGATCGGCGCCCGCACCCCCAGCAAATTCAGCGGTTCGAGAGGACCGCTTTTTTTTGTCCGGAGCATGGTTAAAAACTTGGACAATAACTGGTGCGTTTGGGACTATATTGACTGCCCCGCGAGGGGCGGCAGGGGTCGGTGAAAGCCCACGAGAAAAGATCTCAACCCCCCGGTACAAATCCGGCGCACCCGAAAGGCGGAAGGCGATACACCAAGTTGGCGACCGGCCAAATTCTCTTTTCGAGATCCCTTGTTTATCGGTTCAAGTCGAACACTGTTAGTTGATGTCTTGTTTCTGATCTCGCGGAACGGATTGAGAGAAACGGTAAAGAATTTTTGCAGTCGAAATCCCGCGGACGGGTGGAACCGTTCGCGGGATCTGTCGGGTTTCCTTCCGGCACTGATGAGACAGGAGCACGCAGATGTTTTACCGAGATCAGGTGGATACGCTAACAACGAAAGTGGAGTGCAAGAGCAACCCCGCTGACGAGGGTAAGAAATTTTACCTTGTCACGGTCGGTGATATTCGCACCGTTTCGTTTTGGATCGTCGCTGAGTCCGAAGCAGATGCGGTGGCACAGGTCACTCAGAACTTTTAATCAGGAGCACACGAAAATGAGCAACATGAGTTATTGCAAATTCCAAAACACGCTTTCCGATCTTCGCGACTGTCTGAACACGATGCGCGACATTGCTGTTGAGGGTGGACCGGAAGCTGTACAGGACGAAGTGGGCGAGGTCGAGTCGTACCGAGATGAGATGGAAGCGGCCTACGACAACGAAACGGACCCTGTTACGAAACAGGAATTTTTCCGGGAGTTGCAATCTGCATGTGAGCGATACCGCGAACTCGACGAACTGGTGTTGTCGGACGAAGAGGCCCGAGCCTTTTTCGACCTGATCGCCGTTTGTCGGGAGATCGCGGACGAGTTCGAAGGGGTGGACGCATGAACAATCACGAGGACGAATTGAGGCATCTGTTGGAAGAGATCGAGAGTGACATCGCCATCGCAAAGATGCTGCGAACATCGGTCGATCTCCGGACGCTGGAAAGAACAGCGCAGGATATTCGCGAAGAGTTGGACGGGATGCAGAAAACGGAGACGACATGAGAACGATTTACGTATCAGACAAGAGCGAGCACTCGACGGTGGTTCGGGTGGTTGGGGAGGACCGGGACTTTGAGGGATCGGCCTGCGAGGGCTTTTGGGTCGTGATCGATAGCACACCGAGAGGTGAGCACGATTGGAACCTAAGCATCGAAGAACAAGACGCTCGCCAACATTGGGTCGAGGGTGCTTACCCGGCGCGCGATTCGTTCGGGCTTGCCTACGCGATGACGCAGTGCCTTGACGACGTACAAGTATTTCATAACGGAGAGAGGGTGGAAGGATGAACACGAGACAAGAATGGGCCGCGCTACTCGCGGAAGAGTACCGACGAGACATCGAGGGATACCTACCGGACCTCGAAGCAGCGGCGGGTGTCGGTTTCGGTCGGAGAAACATGCAGGCGGTAGTGGAGGAGTTCGCTGCCGGCTTCATACACGGCAAGGTCGCCCCGGATCGGGAACTGATGGACGCCTGTCGGGAGGCAGGCACCATTCTCGCGAAAGACTACTACCCGGATTAGGAGCACGACCACATGAAAAGCATTGTGATTGGAGGTAAGAACATGCACACGAGAACAGACTACCTGGAGGGCCGATGCAGCCATCGAGAGTATTACGCACAGTTTGTGGTCGCGTCGGTTGTCGCGCGGGTGCTTCGAAATATCGGATTGGCCGCTTTACGGGCATCGACCGACGAGCACTTCAATGACATTCCGCTGGCGAAGTGGGATGCCATCTTGTTTCCGTTTCCAAGTTACTTAGGGGACATGATGCGGGAACGCGGCGATTACCCGACGATGGCTGGAGCGGTGTCGATCTGCAAAGAGGCGGCACGGATGCTGATGGACGCAGAACAGATAGGGGCATAGCAATGAATATGACGAAGAGTTACAGCGCGATCCGGGCATGGGGCCACATGATGCAGTCGTTTGGTTATTACATCGAGGACGAGGTACGCCGAGCGCGACGCGATGATGCGCCAGCCGATGCGATCTACAAAGGCTTCGACGGAGAGGGCAAATGGACGCGTCTCAGCGACGTAACGTCGCCTGACACGCGTTGGTATTTTCAGGTTAACCACCCGGATCTACTGAAAGAGCACGGCATCGACTGGAATGACGGAGAGTGACAGTGGCCAAAATTGATGACCGTCACATGTGGCTGATGATGATCGAGGACATACGTTCGCAGAGGTGTCACCACTGCCACACTATCCGGCGCAAAGATGATCGGGGCCGGTGGGTTTATTGGATAGACGGGGCTTGGAGATTGAACAGGCCCGTTTGTTATTAGGGGGTAGTCAGCAGGGAGCCACTTCAATCGAGGTGGCTCCGTGATGGCAATACCGCCATCTATTAAGTGGAGCTAATCACATGAAAGCAGGAATGAACCTCGAAGAGTTGCTAATTGAAGCCCAACGCCAGAGCAAGGCGAAGCGGGACTTTGTGGCATCGACTGACGAGGCTATCCGAATGGTGCCGATGCCGGAGTTTAAGCCGGAGGGTGTGGCGATAGTTTTGAAGAGAGAGGACAGCACCGAATTGGAGCGGTTCCGGATCTCGGAGAATTGTCACCGGCAGATTGCCGGTCGGTTACAGATACCGTGGAAGTATTACCACCGTTTGTTGACCGACCATACCGACCTTGTGATGGATCAGGTTAACGCACTGTTCGAGCGCGAACCGAAACGTCGGCTTCTCCGGACTCTGGACGGAGTGGCACGCGGGTTTCTGAGTGACATATATAAGCGAATCGACAACGATTACATTCTCGCGAACACGCTGGAGCCTATCGTCAAAGGTGAAGTCGAGACAGCGTTGCTGTCGAGCTACATCGATCCGGAGGGGCAGCTTTCGATGAAAGTTATGCTCACCGATGACAGTCTTGCGATCGATCTCGGGAAAACAGCCCGAGGTGATGCACAGGACATCGTTCGCCCCGGATTCAGGATGCGTAACAGCGAAGTTGGAAAAGGAAAGACCCGCATTAATGGCTTCTTTTATCGGGACTTTTGTTACAACGGCTGCATTTTCGGTATGGAGTCGGCCTTTGACTTCGAGCGAGTGCATCTTGGTGGTCGATTGCTCGATGGTGTCGATTACGAGGTGCTGTCGGATGAGAGCAAGAAGCTCGAAGACGCGGCAATCGTTTCACAGATTCGCGACGTAATGTCAGCGATTGCTGATCCGAAGTTTCAAAACCAAATAGCCGAGAAGCTGAAGGCAGCGAAAGAGACACCGCAACTCGAGCGCCCGGTAGATGCGATGGCGCATCTCGCTCGGGAGGTCGGGCTGACGGAGAACGAGAGCAACAACGCGTTGGTCAATCTGCTGTCCGATTCGGATCTGACGAAGTGGGGCGCGGTGAACGCGGTCACGAAGTTGGCTAACGATGTGGATCAGTACGAGCGTGCGAATGAGTTGGAAGAGATCGGCGCACAGATCCTCGCGATGAACAACCGCCAGTGGACTGCGGTAGCAAATTACAAGGTGCAGGAAGCAGCTTAACCGAGAGAGTGGGCGGGGCCGCGAAAGCGGCCCTGCCTTTTTCTGCTTAACAAGAGGACGAAAACAGATGTCTGGAACACATACCGGGTCGATGACCCATTCACTGGCCGATTACAAGGCTTTGCTGACAGAGAAATCGTTTGCATCGAAATTCGCGAGGTACGGTCACGGATTGAAGGTGGCCGCCGAAAGAACCTTCGCGTTGCAGATCATTCAGAAAAACCCCAGGTTGCGAGAGTGTACGCCGCAGTCGGTGCAGAACGCGTTGATGGACGTGGCGTATATGGGGCTGTCGCTGTCACCATCGTTGGCGCATGTTTACCTTGTGCCTTACAAGAATCATTGCGACGCGCTGATCTCTTATCTTGGCCTGCTTCACCTCGCCTTTAAGGCAGGCACCGTGAAATCGGTACAGACAGTATTGGTCCGGGAAAAAGACGAGTTTCACGTGGGAACGGATAAGGGTGGCCGATTCGTCATTCACCGAGAGGCGCGAATGGATCGAGGGGAAGTCACCAACGTTTATTGCATCGCGGAGTTCACCAACGGGGGCCGTCATATCGAGGTGATGGACCGCGAAGAATTGGCCGCGGTCGAGAGGGCTGCAAGTGCGAGAAACGAAAAGGGTGGCGCAGTGTGGCGTGGGCCGTTTCGCGGGGAGATGATGAAAAAAGCCTGCATCCGGAGAGCATGGAAGAGTTGGCCGAAGGACGCGGCGCTCGAACATGCAGCAGAGGTAATGAACCGCGTGGAACCAATGGACTTCACCATCGAGGGTGAGGCGGTGCCGGTGATTAGTCCGGAACAGGTTTCGACACTGGTCGATCTCTGCAACGATCTCGGGATTGACGAGGGCAAGTTTGCGAGAGCCTTCAACGTGAGCAGCATCGAGTCGATACCGGCTTCTCACTGGGAAGAGGCGCGGCATATTCTGACCAAGAGGGCCGAGAGATGATCGACACGAAGTTTTGGCTGTTGTCCGGTGTGGTAGGGCTACTTACCTGTATCGCGGTGCTAATCGGCAAATGGCTCGGCCTGAGACGGGAACAGGATTCTACTGAGATCGAGCCGCCGGAGGGCGAAGTGCTGCCGGTTTGGGAGGAATTGCCCGGCGTGCTTTTCGAGATGGCACCGAGCGGCGAGTTCTCGGTGATCTTGCCGAGGGGGTTTGCGGTCGATGGTCCCGAAACGATTATCGTGACCGAGGACAGAATGGTTTGGGTGAAGCGGTACAGGAACCCGGAGGTTAGTCGCAATGGCGATCAGATACACCGTGACGTATGAAACAAAGGGCGGCAGTGTGTTCGAACATGCCTTCGAAAGCATGACTGCCGTGAAAGAGTGGCAGGACAGTTTCGGTTTCGATTCGCTGGTGCGAAAAGGAATCATTGCAGCTTACGAATTACAGGTGAACGATGGAGCAACGAAGCGAACAGTGGTACAGGTCGAGAATCGGGAAGCTCACAGCAAGTCGGGCCGCGCCTTTAATGTTGGGGGGTCCGGTGTCGTGGAATCGGCTTCTGCAGGAGTTGAGGCACGAAAAGAAAAACGCGGACGCAGTAGTGGCAGAGCTTATGTCGGTCGGGACTGTAAAACCGAGGCCGATGCAGCATGGTATCGATTGGGAGCAGGCTATGGTGGCGCAGTACGAATTGGCTACCGGATTTTGCGTCGAGCCTGTCGGTTTTTTGGAGTGTCCGGACTTCCCGGCAGACGTTGGGGCAAGCCCGGATTGGCTGTTGCCGGATCGGGTGGGCGAAGGCAAGGTGAGGGTGAGCACGGATGAACATCGACGATGCATTTTGTATGGAGTGCCCCCGGATCATTACGTGCAGATACACATGCAGATGTGGTCGGCGGGTAAGGACCGTGCGGACTACGTAAGTTACTGCCCGGCATACCCCGATGTTCAGGACCGGCTCTACATACAGACGGTGGAGTTGGACCGAGATTACATGGGGAAGCTAAAGGCAGCGGTCGCTGAGTTTTTGGACGTTTTGAAATCGGGCGGCACCTATGCGGTTGCATGGGAAGAGTCGGACGATGTACCGAAGTTTTTTTAGGAGAAACAACATGGCAAATTCGATGGTGGAAATTAGCAAGGCGATGACGCCGTTAACGCAACGTCTTGAGCAGATCGAGGTACAGGTGCAAACCGCGGAGATCGCGACCGACGAAGATCTCGGAAAGGCCGCAGACCTGACTAAGTACATACAGACCCAACTCAAAGTCGGTGACGAGAAACGATTGGAGTTCACGCGACCGCTGGACGAACAAAAGGCGACCGTGATGAACTTTTGGAACCCGATAAAAAAGCGGCTCGAAAAAGCGAAGGCCGATCTCGGGAAGAAAATTACCGCGTACCAGGTGGAGGCCGAGAAGAGGAAACGCGAAGAAGAGGCCGAGCGCCGCCGTATCGAAGAGGAACAGGCACTCGAAAGAGCCGAGCAGCTTGAGTCGGAAGGAAAGACCGAGGCTGCGAGCGCGGTAATGGACATCGCGACGAAAGAGGCACCGAAAAAGAAGACCGCACCGAAGCGCGGTGCGATGGCTTCGAGTTCGATTCGGACCCGTTGGGTGTTCGAGGTCGAGGACGAGAGCAAGGTGCCACGCGAGTACCTGATCGTCGACAGTGCTCTTGTACGAAAAGCAGTGGACGCGGGTGCAAGGGAAATACCGGGCATCCGGATATACGAGGAACACAAAGCGATAGTGAGATGAACGAGAAACTGACAAACGAGGAAATCAAGGTGCTGCACGCGCTATTTCGGTGCGGTGGAGTCGGAGGACCTACGGACGTGGCAAGGGCTGCGAGATCGGCCACAAAAACACGTCGGGCGGCGATGATGCGAAAGCTAAAAGAGTGCGGATACGTCGTGATCGAGCGAGCGAGTCCATACACGCCACAGGGTGGCCGACCGAGAACCGAGATTACGCTGACTGAGGAAGGCCGAAAGGTCGTGGCAGCGACAACCGTTTGATCTGGTGGGGTGAGTCAGGATAGATTCTGCCGAAGAGAGCGGGGGCTTTCGCCCCCGCCTCAGCCATCACCGAGGACGAATCGGAGAGAGCTGCCCGTGACAGGCAACGTCGATTCTAAAGACCGGACGGTGGCTGAGCAAGTCGGCCTTGTGCGTCCGTTTGTCACGGCTGGAGCCGATTCTGTCTTAGGTGCGATCAGTGGGATGCCTCACAGCGCCGATGCCCGATGCGAACCGGAGACAGGGCGAGGCAAAGAACTCCGGGCGCCGATGCCGAGGACTCACCCGAGCGTTGGATAGCAGCAGATTCCGTGCTGGTCGCGGGGTCTTGCTGCGCCTTTCCGCCTTAGATCTACCCAAACGTTAGAAGAGAGAGAGACATGACAGAAACCACGAGAAACGTACTCGGGGAGGTCGCACTGTGGCCAAACCGCAAACAGAATGAACGCCAGCCCGACGTGACGGGCAAGGTGGTCGTGAACGGCAGCGAGTATCGCTGTGCTCTGTGGAAACAGAGTGACACGTCCGGAGGAAAGCCGAGTTACAAGGGGCAGATATTCGAGTTACTGCGCCCGGAAGACGTGGCACATGGTCGGGATCAGACCGAGACTGCGCCGCAGGACTTCGACGACGACATACCGTTTTAGTGGAGCGCGGAACATGGAGTTAGGAACGAATGACCTTTCGATTGAAATCTGCAAATCAGTGGACGAAGCCCCGAATTATGAGAAGCCGGAATATCGGGCGGCGAATCTGCAAGTTGCGCGTATCGTCGCGGGAGGGACGCAACTCGGCAACCCGACCGTAGATCTGATTTTCTCGGATGAGAACGGGCAGAAATATATCGCGATGATGACCGGGCATTTGCTTGAACAGTTAGGGCAGGTAATTGCCAACGTACGGGAGGGGTGGGACCGATGACAACGCACAAGCCGCAGGCTCAATTAAACGAGTGCCTATCGATGCTGAGACGGGTGGCGGCAAGGCTCGATCCTTATTGGGAACCAGAGTTAATTGCAGAAGTAGAAGATTTTTTAACAGCGCAGGCGCGCGAAGGAGCAGAGAGAGATGGCAACGAAGAAAACCCCAACGAAGAAGAAGACCGCGAGAAAGAAAACAGCGCAGCCAAAGGTGAGTGCTGAAAAGGCGGCTCAGAGTCTGGCGATGGTGTGCATTAACAGCATCAAAGGGATGCGGGCGCAGTGGTCGAAGCTGACCGAGGCAGAGCAGGAGATGTACCTGGAGAGCTTGCGCAGTGCCGCCAGCCAATGCGTGGAGGAAATCTGCCGCACGGTTGCGGCAAATAACTTTCCTGCAGTGCTCGGATCGGTGCAGCAGATCACCGTCACCGATGGGTCTGTGAAGGTGAGTTACAAGGTGGAGACTCACGCGAAGCATTTGCACAAGCTGGTCGATCATGGAGGGAAGCAGGCTGTGTTGGTGTTGGTCGATCCGGAAGGCATGAACGAAGGGCTTTACGACATCAAACCCGACCCGGATCAGAAACCGCTACTGGAGGACAAGCAGTGAAAATCACGATAAACCTTGAGAGGGAACAGGTGGCAGAAGCCGTAACCGAATGGCTGAACCGGACGGTGTTTTCGGAATTGGTCAGGCTGGAAACCATGACGACTCACCGGAATGGTGGAGTGACCTGCACAGTGTCCGATGATCCGGACCCGGAGGGCATGACAGTGACGGAGCTCAACGGGGGCGATACCGTCAATCTGAAATCACCGACCTTTGGCGATCCGGGTGATCCGGACCGGACTTAAGAGGAAAACGGGAGCATGAACGATCTGAGCGCGCCCGATTCGGGGCATATATCTAAGATGATTGCGTACCTTGCAGAGCTTTGGCCTGCATACGATTGGTCGGGCATCAACCATGAGCTTTGGCTGAGAGAGGCAAAGCGGAATTGTCTGTTGGTGTGTGACCTCCGGGCCGGGTGCGCTCGGGCGAAAGTAGTCTCAAAGCATGGCGGAAGTGCGCCGGCACTGCCGGTGTTTATTTACTGGTGCATGAGATCGAGAGAGCAACGAGAGTTATCAAAGGAGCCAGAAAAATGGGTGGCAAAACTAAGAGAGACGATACGAAAGACGGACGGGACGAAATCACCGAATTGCGAGACAGGATCGGAAAAGTAGAGGACCTTTTGCTCGCCTTCGCCTATCTCGTGGGAGACATGCAAGACAACAAAGAGGTCAACGAAATGCTGAACGGTACGGAAAAGCCGCTATTACCCCGCAAGGTCGAGGTCTACCGAGCCAACGAAGAGGTGCCTGCGGACGACATGTTTGTGCTGGTGTTCTCGGAGTCCGGCGGAGACGCCGGCCTGTGGTCGGTGGCTTGGTGGGATGCTCGGACGAATGTGTTTCGGATCGGCGGGCTGGAAATTCGCGGAGTCATTTGGTGGACATATCTGCCGAATAACCCGGTGGACGTGCCGCAATGGATCGAGCGATAGGGAAACAGGAGCAGACTAATGGAAGGCGTATATGTTTTGATCGTGTGCTGGTTCAACAACGGGGACTTTTTTCCCGACCATTGTTTTGTGGTCGAGCAGTTTTCGAGGCACGCCTGTGTCGAGACAGCACAGTTATTCGCAGAGCGAGGCGCAGAAGTCGATTGCATACATGGTGGTAATGGCAATCGACTGGACGAAACAGGGGAGCGAGTCAAATGACGATGGCTAAATCGGTGGAGTTACATCGAAACGAGATTGAGTCGGCGTTAATGTCCGGGGGTCGGCAGTGCGAGTGCTGCGGCAGATGGGCCGAGGCACACCGATACACGATTGGCGCGAGCATGGCGACGGCACTGATGTGGCTGACTCGTATGTACGAACGAACGGGCGATTGGGTCGATGTGCAACAGAAGGGCACGCGAACGGTGCTCAGGGGCAACACACACGGAAAGCTCAGGCATTGGGGATTGGTGGAGAGACAGCCGTGCGGTCGTGACAAGTATCGGTCGGGCATATATCGACCGACCTTGCGCGGGATGCGGTTTGCTCACGGCGAGTTGTCTGTGACCAAATACCTTTGGATTTACAACGATACGGTCGTTCGGGCAGAGGGCGGTTTGATCTCGATTCGGGAGTGCTTCCCGCTTCGGTTCGATTTCGCGGAGCTTATGCAAAACATTTGGGGGCACGCCACCGATGAGTGAGGTTGCACCGTTTCGTTCAGATCTCGAATACGACTACGCGAACACGTGGAACACGTATGAAGGGATGACGGACGAGGAATTACAGCATCGTGCGGTTCCGATTTCCCGGCAGACAGCGGAAGCGTGTCTGGCTTTTTTGCGCGACACTGCCGGGCCGCTGGCGTCGTGGCGGTCGCGTCGGGTGTGGTTGTCCAAGTACGAAAAGACGGTCTTTGCGAGGGCATACAAAGGGGCTAAGGGGTCGTCGCAGAAAGAACGGGATTACGAGGCACAGGTACATCCGGATTACGTGCAGATCCAGAAAGACATCGAAGAGGCCGAATACCATGTAACGCTGTTGTCGGCGTTGCGGGATGCGGCACACTCGAAAGTGTCAGGATGGCAGACGCTGAACGCGAACGCGCGGCAGGGATTGGTCACATAACGGGGGTTTGTCATGGACAGTCACCGATGGATCACGAGGCAGATTTGGGGTCCGGTGTGGAAGGGGGAAGGGATGAAAAAGTACGGAGCAGTCCGGATACCCCGATTCGCTTTGCCGGACCCGTTGCCGACCATCGATAACAGGAAAGACATTGTGCACCTTATGGACGTCCATCACGTTCCGGATGACGTGCCGGAGGGTACGCCAGCGCGGCGCGTGATGGTGTTCTGCAGAATGGTTCCGGATTGGGATGGCTTGAGAGAGGTGTTGTGGCTTCGCAATCCGACCGACGAAATGCCTATCATTCAGAGGTGGGGCATACGCCTGTCGGATCTGGAGACACATAGCAATGCAGAGCAGGAGGGGAAAGGCGGCGACCGCAAGTGAGCGCCGTCGCTTTCAGATAATCGCGAGCGAGGTGGGGTGCGTTTGTTGTCGGACGGAGGGGCATTTCCGCCCGGCAGAGGTAAACCATTTGCTCAACGGATACCGGATCGGGCATGCGGCGACCGTTCCGGAGTGCGAGTGGCATCACAGGGGGATATTTCCTGCGCCATTCACCAGCGCGAAAGCCGCGGAGCTTGTGCTCGGGCCATCTCGGGCACGAAACAAGAGGGCCTTTCACCGAAGATATGGAACGGACAAAGAGTTACTGTCGCTGACAAATGTATTGGTGGATAGGTTCGAGGCAACCACAGTAGGAGCGAGACATGGAGACGAATAAGGCAGGGAGTGGAAGTGCGGCAACAGCCGGAACGGGGAAGGTGCTCAAGCCATATGTCGTGACGATCAAGGCCGCGATTGAGGTGAAGGCCGAGAACTCGGAAGAGGCACGACGGCTGGTGTCGGACAGATTGCTCGAGATCGGGGATTGCGAGGCCGCGAGCTTGGCGACGATGCTGAAACCGGACCATTCGCTGGTCAGTAACCGCTGACGTGGCGGAGGGGAAGTACCGAGAATTGCCTGCGATACAACAGGGTCCGGGTGTTCTCGACTTTCGGTTTCCGGACGAGGTGGTAATCGGTCGGGAAGAGTTGGCGCGGAGGACCGAGGCATATCTGGCGAGGTGGGGGCCACCGTCGATCCGATACGGGCAGCGAAAATGGGAGCATTACTATGGCGGGACTGTCACCTACACAACTAAGTCTGAAAGAGATGCGGAAGCGCGGGATGGTCGCGGAGGTGGTCGAGAAATGGGTGCCGATGCAGACCGGGGGTTTTCGCAAAGATCTATTTGGGGTGATTGATGTTGTTGCGATAGCCGAGAACGAGATTGTTTTTGTGCAGAGCACCAGTGCTTCGAATCTTTCCAGCCGCAGAACGAAACTCCGAGACAGTGAGCATTACGAGGTATTGCTGGCGTGCGGAGCGAGGTTTGAGTTGCATGGCTGGAAGAAGGTAAAGGGGCGTTGGTGTCTGAAACAGGAGCACATTTGCTAAGATCGGCGCGAGCGGCCCCGGAGGGCGCTGTGCTCCACGCCTGCGATCAAAGCTGGACCACCCTGGCGTTGATCGTGCCGGGGTCGCTCACTGAGGGGATTTCCGCTAAGATTCGAGCGAATCAGCCACCCAGCACAATCGGAGGCCGTCAGGCATGAAATCTTACAAAGGCGCGATTATTCGGGGCGAGGGCCGGGTTATTCGGAAAGACGGCTCGGTGCAGCATTTTGAACTGACGGGCGAACCCACTGAAAACCTGTTGCGTCGTGCTTATCGCAAGGTATTCGGACTCGGTGCGCTTTTCCCGTCACAGATGGGGGCCGTAACGCATCCCGTCGCAGTGAGAAATTCGTTGTGCGATCTGGTCGTGGACCTGATCGATGCCGGAGCCGGGGCGGGAACGTTGCAGTTGCAGACTTCGGGTGCTGCGGCAGTCGCAACGCTGACTTTCAGCGATCCGGCTTTTGATGATGCAGGCAGCGCCGGCGGCAACTCCGATGGTGTCGCGACCGCCAATACGATCACCGATGATGCTGACGCAGCCGGAGGCACGACGGATCGTTTTGTTGCGCGGGATTCGGATACGAACTCGGTGTTTCTCGGGTCGGTCGGCACGACGGGTGAGGACATCAACCTGTCGTCGGTCGTGATTGGCAACGGCGATACTGTGCAGATTTCTTCGCTGACATACGAAGCTGCCCCGTAACAGGACCGAATGATCGAACGATAAGATGGGGCCGAGGCCGAAAGCCTCGGCCCCTTTTTTTTTGCGTTAGCGGAGGCGGTTCAATGTTTCGCGTCTATTGGGATGATTGGACATTCGCGGATTACGAACAGCCAGAAGAGCTGACAAAGCGAAGCCTGATTATGGGCTTTGTTTTCGCGGACCCGATCAAAGCCCCCGATCCTCGCACACGCGGTCGCATCGTTCTGACAATGGCAGAGTGGTACATCTGGCCGACAGGTTGGGATGCCTGGTATCCGGTACGCAGCGAGCACGACGTTATTATCGATTGGCTTTTATGGAAGGGGCCGCAATCGTTACGCAATGCGGTGAAGGGCGTCACGATGATGAACCAAGAATACGACCGCCTGTGGAGGCACATGTGCGAGGTGGAGATACCGGGGGTGCCGCCGAAGTCGGCACGATTGCCTAACGTCGAGCAGGGCAAGCGTTAAGCCGTGGCACACGCAGCCAATAATCACGTTGCTCACTACCGGTGGGAGAATCCGGGAAGTGACATTGACGCGACGACGTTTGCGGAAGCAGAGGACACGTCGTTTGCAATCGACATCAGCGGCGGCAATGTCGGTCTGTTTCTGCGGCTCAAGGTCTACAACGATGGCACCGCAGACACGAGTGGAACCGAGGACCACGATTTACAGGTAGACGTTGACGGCGGCGGTTACAACTCGATTACGAGCAGCTCCAGTTACGTCCAGCAATACGATGGGCCACCAGCAGATGGCGCCAGCGGGACCTCTGAGCGGCTAACCGCAGTCGCGGGTATGACGTGGGATGCGTCCGACTATTTCGAGGTCTGGACGTTTACCGGCTATACGCACCCCGCGGTAAGCGAGTCTAACGAGATCGTTTGGGCCGTTCAGATTATCGCTGCCGATTTCACAGGCGGCGAGACACTTACTTTTCGACAGACGCTCAACGGGACCGCAATCGAGCACCTTGTAACGGTTCAGGCGACGATTGCGGCAGGGGGAACCTCATCCGGGAGTGGTACGCCGGCAAGCCAGTCGGCAACCGTTTCCGGATCTGGAACAGTCGTAAAAACCGGGACCGGTGCGGCGCAGGCGCAGGCATCGACCGTTGCGGGTGTCGGGGAAAGGGTAATTACCGGCACGGGTGCGGCACAGGCACAGGCATCGACCGTTTCCGGCGCTGGAACGACCTTCACCGCGCACTCAGGTACAGGGGCGGCGGCGAGTCAGTCTGCAACCGTCGATGGTGTCGGGGCCATCGTAAAGACCGGCTCGGGTGCCGCCCTTTCTCAGTCGGCACAGGTATCGGGCACCGGGGAGGTCGTGAAGACCGGCACCGGTGCGGTGCAGTCGCAGTCGGCGGTGGTCGTCGGGACGGGCGATGTAATCGGGCCGGTAACCGGATCGGGTGCGGTGCAGGCGCAATCCGCGACCGTTGCCGGAGTCGGTGAGAGGGTCATCACCGGAACGGGGGCGGTGCAGTCGCAGGCCGCAGTTGCCGTGGGTGTCGGTGAGGACGTGCACACCGGATCGGGTGTGCTGGTGGCTCAGGCCGCTGCCGTTGTCGGGTCGGGCGTTCGAATCGTCACCGGATCGGGGTCTGCGCAGTCGCAGGCGGCTTCGGTGTCGGGCGCGGGGGAGATTGTCCATACCGGCACCGGATCGGCTCAGGCCGGTTCTGCCTCGGTCGCAGGCGTCGGCAAGAGGGAAATCCCCGGCAGCGGCTCAGCAGCGTCTCAGAGCGCGACGGTCGTCGGAACCGGGACCGCTGGAGCCTTTGTAGCCGGAACGGGCGCTGCGGCCTCTCAGAGCGCACAGGTGGCCGCGTCGGGCGTAGTGGTCCGGAAGGGCACCGGATCGGCTCAGAGCGCGTCCGCCTCAGTGTCGGGCGCAGGGGAGCGCATTGTGCCCGGATCGGGCGCGGCGCAGGCTCAGACAGCCTCTGTTGTCGGTGTAGGCCGTCGAGTAATCACCGGATCGGGCACGGTCGCGGCGCAGTCGGCGCAAGTCTCAGGAACGGGGGAAATTCTTAACACAGGCTCCGGGGCAGCGATTTCGGGGTCTGCGTCGGTCGTCGGGTCCGGCAAGGTGGTCAGGATCGGGGCAGGGACGGCTCAGAGTGGCAGCGCGACGGTGGTCGGCCTCGGGTCTGTTGGTGGGGTGACGTTCGGCACCGGTGCGGCTCAGTCGCAGTCTGCCGTCGTGGCAGGAACCGGAACTCGGGTGATTACCGGCACCGGATCGGTGCAAGCACAGTCGAGCCAGGTGGCGGGGGCCGGTAAGCGGGGCGCGGTCGGGTCCGGCTCGATCGTTAGCGGGTCGGCACAGGTAGCGGGGACGGGTGACACATGGTCAGTGCTGACGGGCACCGGGGATATTGTGGCTCGACCGGCCGCTGTGGTCGGTGTCGGCACTGTCGGGAGATCGGGCACAGGCATATTGGTGTCGCAGTCGGCGTCGGTCGTGGGTGTCGGTGTGCTCGGGGAGGTGATCGAATACCGCGACGTGATATTGGCTGAGGGACAAATTGCAGGGGTTTCGACTAAGGTACAGGTGGACGTGGGTGCCGTGGGTGTCGATGATTCACAGAGAACGGTGAAGGTTTACGGAGATTAGCCATGCGCAGGCTCGACTTTGAGATTTTCGACGGGAACAACCCGGTGATCGAGTTAACAGTGCTCGATCTGGCCGGAGTCGCGAAAGATCTCACAGGATTGCAGGAGGCCAAGTTTGAGGTATCGAAACTTCAGCAGTACATGGTGACAGGCGACCTTGAGATCAAACCGGCAGGGTCGGCGCTGGTGTCTCATTCAATGACGGGTGACGGGTTTGTATCGATCAACGATGCCCCGGCAGGCCGACTCGATGTCGAGGTGCAGGCTACCGATTTTCAAAACCGATTCGGGCGGCACTATTACGAAGTGCAGATCACCGATGGGAACAGCCGGAAATCGACAGTGCTATATGGGGTCGTATACGTTCGAAAGGGGCTGATTGACTGAGGCTGACATGCAGATCTCGATCAAAGCGGACCTAAAACAAGCCACCCGGTTTCTGGCAATCGCGAAGCGGGAAATCCCGTTTGCTGCGGCCCGGGCAATCACGCAGACCGTGGCTGTAGCGCGCCGTGACCTTATTCAGCAGATGGATACGGACCTTGACCGGCCTACGTCGTTCACAAAACGAGGTGTGCGATTCGAGAAAGCCACAAAACGGACCTTGACGGGCCGTGTTTTCCTTGCGCCGATTCAGGACGAATACCTCGAACGGCAGATATTCGGGGGAGTCGGGAAACCGAAGGGGATCGCATGGGCAATTCCGCCAGTAAAGAATCCGAAGCCGGGATTACGGGATGCGCATGGCAACGTGAAACGTGGCCAGAGGGCACGGAAGTTATTGCGGAAGAACAACCACTTTTCGGCTGAGATCAACGGGATACCGGGCGTTTGGAAAAGGGGAAGAAAAAAGGGCAGCGTGGAGCTCGTGCTGGCCTACGCGCAGCAGGGTCGATACAAACCGAGATACCGATTCTTTGAGGCGGGACAGGATTCGATCCGCAGGAACCTACCGCGATTGATGAGAGAGAGCCTGCTCAAAGCCATACGAGAGAGCACGAGATAGTGTGGCCTATCAGTCAGACCCGTACAGGGAAATAGCCGACCTTCGCGCCAAAATAAAAGATCTGGAAGAGATCAGAAGAACGCAGGCCAGTGTGATTGTCGAGTACGGCCAGTACATCGATTTCCTCGAACGAAAGCTGAAGAACGCAGGGGCATGGCGCCCGGAGTGGTCGAAGCGCAGGCGATAGGCAAAAGCCATGTGTAGGCAAAAGGCCCCAACATGTGCAAAAGGCCCCAACATGCGAGAAAGGCCCCAACATGCGAAAAAGGCCGAACATCTGCAAAAGGCCAAACATGAGGCAAAAGGCGAATTGCTTAGATACATCGATGTGAGGCAAAGGCCCCAACATAAGGCAAAAGGCAAATAGCACGGATACATGTGACATAGGCAAAAAGGCCCCAACATGTAGGAAAGGCAAAAGGCAATGCCCCGAAAAGGCAAAAGGCCAAATGCACAGATACATGTGCAGATAGGCAAAAAGCTCCAACATCGCAAAAAGGCAAAGGCAAAGGCAAAGGCCCCATAAAGGCAAAAGGCGAGGGGGGGTCGGGTCTGTGCACATGTGGCCAAAGGCAAAGGCAAAGGCAAAGGCAAAAGCGAGGCGGGGGGCGGTAGCTCCGGCCTCTCGATCAGTCAAAAGGCCCCAACATCAGGCAAAAGGCCGTGTGCTGTGGGGCAATCCAAGAGAGTAGATAAGGGAAGGCGAGCAAGCGTGCGCGCTGCAGGCCCTATGCACATGCGGAATCGTCGGGGATCGAGGGAGCGGACGGACGGGGCGGTACGGACGGACGGGACGGGTGATGCACGAGAGGATGGTACGGACGGGGGGGGGGTGAGAAAAAAAAACGAAAACAGGTTCTTTCTGGAACGTGAAGCCGACGGGTATTTCGCGACGCCGGTGCTCCACCAGTTTGCAGATCCCGGTTTACATTTCGTTTCGCCGTAAAGTTGGGGCCGGGGCCATGACTCGCCGTGACGCGCCTTACCCGGCATGACTTGTCGGTGACTCGCCTTCCGACGCGATGCTATGATCGGGCGCGGAGCTTTCTGGACGGGTGGAGCATGGCGGTACGGAAACGGACGGCAAAGAAAAAGGCATCTACGGCAGGGAAATTGAACAAGACGGTTTTCGAGGTAAAACCACGGAAACTCGCGTCAATTAAGCCTTACGAAAACAACCCGAGATCGAACGAGAAAGCCATCGCGCGGGTGGCTGAATCCCTGACAGAGTTCGGGTGGCAACAGCCGATAGTTGTCGATGGTCGGGGAGTGATTATTGCCGGGCATACCCGGTACGAGGCAGCGAAACTTCTCGGCATGGAAGTAGTGCCGGTACACGTTGCCCGAGGTCTGAGCAAGGCGCAGATTCGAGCGTATCGGATTGCGGATAACGCGACAGCGGATTATTCCGATTTCGATCTGGCAAAGCTGCGGGAAGAAGTCG